TTTCAGGATCATGAGGATGAGACTTCCATCTCACCCTTTTGTGACGGTTAAGGGTCGGTCAGGCCTCGTCTGTACAGACGGGACCCGACCCGGATCTAAGAGCGCGGTGCGTGCGTGCTTCCTTGCGGGGAGGCGTCGCTCGCAACGGTCTCGAATATCCACTCCTAGTCGTCGAAATGGTAGGCAGACCAGGGAGCTTTGGCAAGCAACCTGGTGTGGTCTTATCTCTTGTGGACTCGGAAATCGTGCTGGTTCTTGGGAATTGAGGAAATGGGTCTCCCTTTCGGTGGAACGAAATGGATGGCTCGACACGGCGCAGGCTTTGAAACACCTGTGCGGTTGGCTTCGTGCTGCTGCTCTCGAGCAGCGTGCACGTTCTTTTGCCGACGGTAATCACTTCCCAAGACAACTTGCCTTCTGGCTCAATAAAGCTCTTGACACAAAGGGAAAACTCGCTTTCTCGAGGATTTCCCGCGCATTGCCATGCGCGCCAGAGAGTCTTTTGAAGGAAGCTGTAACCCAGCATCTTAATAGACTGACCAACAGACACGTGACATCTCCTGAGTTGTTGAGGAGTATTGAGCATCACGTTTACACACTGTTGGACGGTGCTTTCCAAGATCGGATCCCCTACACTGTGCCTTCTTCGTCCGCGGCTGTGGTTGAATCCAAGCGCGAGGCTGGAGGCTACTCTTCCTTTATCCAGTCCCTTGCAGGACCGGCTTGGAAGCAGTCCGGTGTTCAGGGTGTTTGGAAGTCTCTTAGTCTTCGACCACATGGTGGTGCGGGGGCCTCTGCTACACCTGATAACCGGCAGGCAGTTTCTTTCCTTACCGGAGGTTACCTCCGGTCTGGCAGACCCCGTCCGGGGTCTGGGCTGCCTGAGCGCTCCAGACTTGCGTCTGAGTTTGAGCGCAGACTGAGTGAGCGAGTACGAGTAGACGCACGTTCTGACCCTCCCGTTATGTCTAGCTGCATCCGGAACCAAGCTTCGGCAACGGCTTGGCTTCTTAGGACTGCAGTGGGAGCGCCGGTCGTGCATCACGTTCGAGTAATCGCTGAACTCGGGATGAAGGCACGTGTCATTACCATACCTCCGGCAGCAGTCTTTGCCCAAGGCGACCTGGTTAGACAGGTCGTATGGCCTAAGGTTCTCGAGCGCCTTGTCCCTGTCCGTCCGTATGCTCCGCATACGGAGGATGAGGTTCTTGCTCGGGTTCTTAGTAGAGGAGTTGGTAAGGAAGCCTTGGACCCCCAGTGTCGATCTTTCTTCGACAAGGACGTGGTGTTCCTTTCGGCTGACCTTACTTGCGCCACCGACGGTTTTGGTCACGATGCGATTGCCTCGGTCGTACGAGGCTTGGGTCGTGCTGGTCTCCCAGCACATCTTTGCTCCGCCATGTCCGAGAGTCTGGGACTTGGGGAGGCACCGCATCTTGTCCGTTATCGTCTTTCGGCCCTCTCCTCTGAAGGGGCTGCTATTTGCCGAAAACGCTTTGGCGATCCAATGGTTGACAAGGAGGGTATGTATTGGGACGTCCCGAAGGTCCGGGGTTCTCTCATGGGAACCCCGTGTTCTTTCCTGGTCCTTTCCATACTTAACCATTGGATGAGCAAGTCGCTTGGTCCTCATCGCATCATCTGTGGTGATGACCTTGCTGCGGCTTGCTCTCGCCATAGCGTACGGGCCTACTCCAATAGGGCTAGAGGAGTAGGCTCGGAACTCCATGAGGGTAAGTCTTATAGGTCTAAGATAGGCTTCGTTTTCTGCGAAGCCTATGGGCTTCTTTCTCGTGACAAGAAGAGCCTGGTTTCCTTCAGACCACCTTCCCTCAAAGAGTTCGTTCGTAATGGTAATGGGGTTATGAGTCAGCATTCTGTAGACCCTTCTTCCTTCAACCGTCT